TTGTTGATGCTATTAAGATCTCTAGACCGACTCCAGCGCAGATCCGTCAATTAATATTTGACTGGACAGAGCTATACAAGCCTAGCGAATGGATAGTAGAGAAGAACGCTTTTCAATCCTTCTTAACGCAGGATGAAGGTATACGCCAGCATCTAGCCACTCGTGGAGTTGTACTCCGTGAGCATCATACTGGTAACAATAAGTGGGACTCAGGATTCGGTGTGGCTTCTATGTCCACACTGTTTGGTACCAAGCAGCACGATGGCAAACACCACAGAGATAATCTGATTCATTTGCCTAGTGATCAAACTGAAAATGTCAAGGCTCTAATAGAGCAGTTGATTACTTGGTCACCTAATACCAAAGGCAAGACCGATATGGTTATGGCTCTTTGGTTCTGCGAAATCAGGGCAAGGGAAATGATCAACTATGGTCAGTACCAACACCACCATATGAAAAATCCGTTCCTATCCAATAGAGAAAAATCTAAACGGATGGTAATCAATATAGACGAACTACTATTACAAAAAGACAAGACTTTCATCTAAGGAGAAAACAATGGCACTATCAGATCAAGACAGAGCGCGTAAGGCTCGTAAGTTACGTATTGCTTCACTTCCACAAGAAGTATTTAGAGATGCTAGAGAAACTGCAAGAAACTATGCAAAGTCAGCAAATGTAAAACTTAACCCAAGTGAAAAGTTTAAAGCAGAAAAATTAATAATGGCTCAGGCAAAGCCTGCTCGTGAAAGAACAGCACGCCGTGCTGAGTCTATTGCTAAGCGTGAAACTAAGAAAGCAGCAGTAAGACGTGCAGAGGCAGCCCTAACTGGACAATCAAGAAAAGTGTCTTCTCCAAAGACAGTAGTTAAAAAGGCAGTAAAGAAAACTTCACCTAAAAAGAAGTAAGGTAAATAATTGTTAACTCCAAAAGAAGTAATCGCTAAAGCTGGTCGTATACAGACCAGATATGCAGCCCGTGATCAACGGATGCGGGATGTCCTTTCTGTGCGCCAAGGTGATATATCAAAGGTATATCCATCTATGTTCTCAGAGGATTACCCAAAGCCTTTAGTTGCTAACTTCGTAGATGTAGCAGCCCGTGACTTAGCAGAGGTAATGGCACCACTGCCATCCTTTAACTGTGCCGCTACCAATATGGTATCTGATACTCAACGCCGTGCTGCTGATACTAGAACTCGTATCGCTAACTTCTATGTAACCTCATCTGATCTACAGATCCAGATGTACCAAGGTGCTGACTGGTTTAATACCTACGGAATGTTACCAGCAATGATTGAGATGGATTACGAAACTAATAATCCAAGAATCCGTCTATTAAATCCTTTTGGTGTTTACCCAGAGTTAGACCGTTATGGTCGTTGCGTTTCTTTAATTCAAGTTGTTAATACAGATGCAGAAACTTTAGCTGCTCAATACCCAGAGTATGCAGATGTCATTCTTCCTAAGAATAGATGGCAACAAGGTTCTCCCGCTTTATCTCTAGTTCGCTACCACGACAAAGATCAGGATATGATCTTCCTACCAGAACGCCAGAATTTAATTCTAGGTAATGTTCCTAACCCAGTAGGTAAGTGTTTAGCCAACGTTGCTATGCGATCTTCCCTTGATGGTGAGGCTCGTGGTCAGTTTGATGATGTACTAGCAGTTCAACTAGCTCGCGCAAGATTCGCAGTATTACAGATCCAGGCTGCTGAGAAATCTATTCAAGCACCTATTGCTATCCCACAAGATGTACAAGAACTTGCTTTGGGACCAGATGCAATTATGCGTTCTGCTAATCCACAAGGTATTCGTAGAGTTCCACTAGAACTACCAGCAGGTGTATTCACAGAGTCTGGTGTACTAGAGCGTGAACTTCGCGTTGGTGCTCGTTATCCTGAAACTCGCTCAGGTAATATTGATGCCTCTGTTGTTACTGGTCGTGGTGTACAAGCACTACAGGCTGGCTTTGATACACAGGTTAAAGCAGCACAAGCACAGTTCGCTCGTCTATTTACAGATATGGTTTCTCTATCCTTTGAGGTAGATGAAAAAGTATTTGGTAATATGGTAAAGACAATTAAGGGTAGCGATGACGGCACACCTTATACATTAAAGTACACACCATCTCGTGATATTAAAGGCGAGTATGGCGTAGATGTACGCTACGGTATTATGTCAGGAATGGATCCTAACAGAGCCATTATTGCATTACTGCAAATGCGTAGCGACAAGTTAGTATCCCGTGATTATGTCCGCCGAGAAATCCCAATGGAGTTAAATGTTACACAAGAAGAACAAAGGGTTGACATTGAAGAAATGCGTGATTCTCTTCGTGTTGCTGTTGCTCAGTATGCACAAGCTATACCCGCACTTGCTTCCCAAGGTCAAGATCCAAGCCAAATCATTACTAGAATCGCTGATGTCATTCAAGGCAGACAAAAAGGATTACAACTAGAAACTATTATTGCCAAAGCATTTGCACCGGAGCCAGTAGCTCCAGCGCCAACAATGCCTGAACAACAAGTTCCAGTAGCAGGTGCGGCCCCCGCCCCTGCCTCGCAGCCAACTCCAGAACAACAAAGCGGAGCGGCCCCTGCTGCTGGTCAACCTCAACCAGATATCGCACAACTACTCGCCTCTATCGGCGGAGCAGCATAATGAAGGGGGTGAACAAATGAACAAAGGATCAAGAGCAAAGGCTACTGAAACAAAGCCTGTAGAGGGCAAGAATGGAGCACTGCCAACAACTGGAAAAGTATTCTTCGGATACACACCAGCAGGTCGTAAGGGTAAGAAGGCTTAAATTATTTTATTGATAGGAGCGCTGGGTGAATAACGATAATAATCTTAATCGCCCAGTGCGACTGTCTGATTATCTAGTAATAGCATCAGGATTCTTTTTAAATTTAATATCAGTGATAGAAGCACTTGCAGATGATCTGCACCAATTAGCTGTCTATCATTCAACACAGAAGAGCCAGGAAGAAAAAGTCTGGCAACAATTTTCGCAAGATCTAGAAACTTTAAAGGAGGAATAATGGCAAGAGGTCCATTAGCTGGTGCATCAGGCCCAGGCAAATTCTCCAAGAGAACAGATATGAGTTTAGGTTCCACATCATATGGAGAAGGTCAAGAAACTGCTGCACTTAATACAGCAGCACCAAAAGCAAAGACTCGTGGTATTGCAGATGATGTAGGTGGAAGACCTGCTAGTCCAGCAACACAAGCACCAGTAACTCCATTATTCGCTCCGTCACAACGCCCAGATGAACCTATTACTAGTGGTATTGATTTAGGTGAAGGTCCAGGATCATCAGCATTAATGATGCAATCAAAATTTGCTGATCGTAAATTATCAGATGTTTTAGCAGAGATGATTCCTTACGACACTACTGGAGAAATCCAATACCTTTATCAGAACGCTTTGTCTAGAGGTCAATAGTGTCTGAGAGCTTAAAGGCAGCAGCATATGCCGCAGGGTTATCAGAGCAAGATAAAAGAAAAATAGATAACCTGAGCAAAGCATTAACTGTACACAAAAACTTACTTGCTATGCCAGCAGAAGCTGCCAATGCGGTATATAAATCTTTGCCACAAAACCAACAGCAAAACCTTGTAGATACATTTGGTAATGAAACACCAGAAGAAAAACCAAAACAAGGATGGCTTGGTACTGCCAATCATTACACTGGATATCAGGCATATAAGGCATTAAACTTCTTGGCCGATAGGGTTAGCCAGACCTATCGCGCTGTAGCAATTCCATTAGTAGAGCGTGGACAGATTGGCTTTGCCTGGGATGAAGCAGGTAAAGATGGCGAAAAGGTATACAACACAGGCCGTATTGAAGCAGCGACTAAAAAATATGGTGCTGCACAAATTAAAATTGCACAAAAAATCAGCGAAGGCGCTGATATAGCAGACTTAATAAATAATGCAACAGAGGAAGAAAAATACTATCTTCGCATAGCAGATCCTACAAATACTGAAGGAACAAGCAGAGAAGATAGAGAAGAATTTGATGAAGCATTAGCCTCTGTCAATGCCGCTAAGTTTTCACCTGGTCGCCAACTTGCAAACTTAATTGATACTGTAACTCCTGGTGATCTATACAAGCAAGGTTTTTTTTACAAAACGGTTTCAGGTGTAACTGATGCTATATTCCGTCTGCGTACAGATCCTTTTATTGTAATAAGTAAAGCAAAAAAACTTTACGATCTTAATAATTATTCAGTACAAGTAGTTGCTGCACAGGCTGGTGGAAAAGGTGTTAGATTTGACAAGTACTTTGACCAACCAGAAACAATTGCTTTGTGGGATAAGGCTGGCGAATCTCTTAAAAAACTAGTAGATAATAAAACTACGAATCCTCAAGCAGCAGCAGAGGCAAGAAAAGAACTTTCCATCCTTATACCAGAGTTTGGCCGTTCAGTAGTAGATGAGTTTATTAAAGGACCAGTTCCTATTACGAACGCAACTACCGCCAAGGCTTGGTTTGAAAATACTAGAGATGTTATGAAGGTTGTAGCAGAAGGTTCAGTAGCTCGTCAAAGAGTTATTCTTCCTCGTATGACTACTGCCAGAAAGTTACGGGTTAAAGCCCTTACAGAAACAAACAAGATATTTGACATCAGCAAAGTATCGCCTACTTTGGTAAATGCAGTATTCGGTTCCCCTGATAACGCTGACGCATTATTTGATGATCTTGTTAAAATGGAACCAGGTGAACTAAAGAAAGCATTAGAGGGTGTTCGGGTAAAAGGAACTGCTCGTTTTTCAATGCTTCAAATAGCGACTGGTCTAGATAAAATTAAAAGATCATTTACTCCAGCACCAATGTTTAAAAACGAAACATTTGATTTGGTAGCAAAAGATGCTCCTGATCAGGTATATCGTCTTGCAGCAGTTTTTATGCCAACAAATTTTGCTACGCTAATGAAAGAGTTATACGCTGGCACAGATTCTGTAGCTAAAAAAATGAGTATCTACCAATCTCTATTAAAACAAACTAATAATGCAAGAGGCTTAGATTTAACAGATACCGGAAATACTGTATCTAGACTTTATGCTAAAAAGGGTGACGTTCGTTACGGTTTAGGTGATGATGAATTGTCTAGAAAAGCATTATTACCTAGCGAGATGAATACAACAGTATCTGCCCCTAGTCTTGTAGACTTAGATATCTTGGCAGGTAAGAGCACTATTGCTAAGTTTGTACTAGGTACATCTAATAGTAAATGGGTAGAAACCATAACTAATGGTTGGTCTTTCTTAACCCTAGCTGGCCCTCGTTATGCAATTCGTAATGCTGGAGAAGATCTAATGGTAGCCCTTGCTATGGGTACAAGTCCTTGGGGACTTGCAAAGCAAAAATATACTGCTACTAGATTAAACACAGCGCTACAATCTGTTAAAGGTTTAGATAAACTTGAAAAGGTCGCAGCAAACCCACTTGGTGTAATGATGCGCTTTATCAATAAGAAAGAAGCAGAAGTAAATGCTGCTAGAATAAAAGCAATTGATAAAGACATAGTTGAATACAGGGAAGAACTATTCCAACTCAAAAAAGAGCTTGGCAGTATGAATGTTTTAACCTTTGATCCTAAAAAATCAGATGAAATTACATCTAAAATAGCAGCACTAGAGGATAAGATCCAAGGTGGAGTTGCCGGTCAGACTAGAAAAATACTGGCAGAATCTTTATCTAAAGGTAAGATAGATACTTTCCTGCGCCAATTTGGTATTAAAATAATAGATGATGAATCTGTTGAACTATTAACTGAGCAAATTATTTATGGCAATATAGATAATTTATTAGCAGAGGTATCTGAAGGTGGTATGAACTTTGCTATTGGTGCTACTTATAATGAGTCAGTATTACAATTAGTTAAAGATCTAGGCGTTGATGTTAGACCTCTTAGATTAGATTTAACTACCGCTAGTAAGCAATACAGAACCTCCGCCAATGTGGCAGGTTTTGGTACTAGAGCAATCACTAGTGATAAGAGCGAAGCCTCATTAATTGGCTATTTATTACGTCTTAGTTTCTATGGTAATGATGAGCTTGGCTCTCTTGCTTTAGCAAATGCAGATCTACCTGATGATCAAGCAATGACTATCTTGGTTAACTGGTTAAGAAGCTCAAGAGGTAAGCAATTAAAATCTGAAGCAACTGCTGTAAATGAACTTGATGTAGATGATATAACCTACGCAAGAGGAGTTCTTAATAGAGCTAAGCAGTTGGTCACCCAAAGAAAAGATGGGGAAATAAACAAAAAACTTCTAGATAAGATTCGCGAGTATGACCCATCATCTCCTTTAGGAAAAGGAATTAACACATATACCATATCTGGTAAATTAGGCTTAGATGATGTTAGACGTTTAGATCTTGGAGATCTACCAGCAGAGTATGTTGGACCAGAGTTAGTTCCAGTTGTTGAGGAATCACAACGCACCTATAACCTAATGAAGAATGGTTGGGTGTGGCTTGGTCTTGCCAATGCTCGTTTATCTCGTCAACCTATGGCATTGTATGAATCAATCCGTATTCGTAAAGAAATGCGAAGCACTGGCTTTGAGCAAAAGTTCATTGATGAATGGACTAAGGGTGCCGAAAAGGGAACTCTAAACTATCAGGCTGGAGTAAGATCCGCTAAGTTAGAGTTGGCTAAAGCAGCAGAAGAAAGAGCTATAACACAGGTTCTATCTTATGTAGATAATCCTTTGATTAGATCTCAAGGTTCATTCGCTGTGCGTAACTGGGCTAGATTCTATCGCGCTCAAGAAGATTTCTATAGGCGTTTGGGCCGTCTTGCTAAGTATAACCCAGAAGCATTTGCAAGAGCAGCAGCCACATTTGATGGAATAGATCATAATGGATTTATTCAAAAGGATGAGAATGGTGATGCTTACTTCGTTTATCCTATGATGGCTCCTGGATATAAAATGATTCAGACTGCATTAGCAGGAATGGGAATACCACAGGACTTTAAGGTTCCATTTCCAGTACAGTTTGGTGGATCTATAAAGATGCTAACACCATCCTTAAATCCAGATTCAATTCTTCCAACATTCTCTGGACCATTAGCAGCATTTTCTGTAACGACATTAGGTAACATAGCTAACTTCCTACCTTTCCAGGGTGTAAAGCAAAATGCAGATACTATAACTGGTATGGTCTTGGGTAAGTATGCAGTAGATCAAGACTTTGTATCTAGACTAATGCCAGCTCACGTTAATCGTTTATTAAAAACTTTTAGTCAAGATGATAGAGATTCTCAGTACGCATCTGCATATCGTAAAGCAGTTACATACTTACAAGCATCAGGTAATGGCTTGCCAGAAAATCCATCAGTTGCTGATAGAGAAGCATACAGAGAGAAGTTAAAGAATACTACTTTGTCTATTCTTGCTCTTAGATTTACATTTGGTTTCTTTGCACCAGCATCTCCATCAATTGAACTAAAGTCAGAGATGTCTGAATGGGTTAGAGATTCTGGTAAATCAAACTGGAAAGAAATCTGGTACAAGTTATACGAGAAGAATAACTTTGATAAAGATGTTGCAATGGCAAAATGGGTAGAGTTATATCCTAACCAAGTTCCATATACAATATCTGAATCAGATCGTAAAACTATCGGTATGTTTGAATCTGCAGAAGATTCTGCAAAATTCGTAGAAGACAACCAAGATTTATTTAACACCTACAAAGAAGGTGCTGCTTTCTTAATACCTAATGAGGGTGCCTTCTCTTACGATGCTTATAGAACTATGAAGTCTATGGGTCTTAGAGAAAATAAGAGAGTAGAAGATCATTTACTACAGGTGCAGTCAGCAGCAGATGCTGAGATATATTACGAAAGAAAAAATAAGTTTGATGCAACAATAGCTAATATTGCTGATCCTCAAATAAGGAAAGTATTGCGCCAACAATACAATAGCTGGAAAGATACTTTTATGGCAGGGCGACCAATGCTAGAGGAGTTCCTAGGCAAAGGTAGAGAAAAAGCAGTAGAGAGAGTCAGAGCATTAGATGATTTAACTGCTATGTTAGATGATCCTAAGTTTGCAAATATCAGACCTGAAACACAAGATGTTTTAAGACAAATGGTAAATGCTTATAATGGTTATGTAAAACAAAAAGAAATATTTGAACTGACTGGTGGCGATAGAGAAGTTATAGACTTAGTAAAGAGCGGTACTCTAAGTAAAATAAAACAACTATCTAACTTTAACGAAAATACACTATCAGCTTATATGTCCATATTCAGTAGATTGCTAGGGGAGTAAATAGATGGCAACAAACATAACATTACAGGATTATCTAAACAATGACCCTGGTGTTAAAGAAGCAAAGAAGGTACTTAGTGAGGCCACTAAATCCCTTACTGGTTCTCGTAATGTTACTCCCGATGTTTTGGCTGAACTTCAGGCAATTCAATCCTCAGCACAACAATCCTACAATAAAATAGTTAAGCAAACAACAGATTATTTTAAGAAAAACTATGTTGGTATTTCTACTTCTGGAATTGCAGAATCTATTGCTAAACTAGAAAGTGCAAAATCCTTTGCTAGAGATGAAAAAACCAAACAAGATCTTCAGGAATCTATTGATACACTTAATGATAATTTAAGAAATCCTAAGCCATATGTAGAGCCTGCTGTTAAAACAAAAGAAACTAGAACCAGTAAGTCTAAAGATGGAACTGTACAGACAGATGTAAAGACTGAAGAATCTGCTGTAGATTTAGATTCATTCACTAAGCAAATTGAAGTTGCTGGACAGTATATAGCCAACCTCTCTGATGCTGGTAGAAAAGACTTAGCTGTAAACTTAAACACAGCGTATGGATTAAATCTACCAACAGATGGAAGATACTCTCCAGATCTAAAATCTGCATACCTTAAGGCTCTATCAGATAACCTTGTACGCTCTATAGACTTTAATAGAACTATCCCATTTGCAGAATTTTTAGTAGTAGCTGGTAATGAGGGTACTTATAGGTCTGGATCAGGTGCCGGTCCATCTATGTCTGGATCTATATCTGATCCTACTAGGGCTGCTGCATTAATTAACAGTGCTTTTAAGACTGAGTTAAATAGGGAACCCACTGCTGCTGAAATAGCAAAGTACACTAAGGTACTTAATAACGCAGAAAAGAAAAACCCTTTTAAAACTGTAAAGGGTATTACCACTGGTGGCTTAGATAAAGAGCAGTTCTTAAAGAGCGAAGTTGCTAAACTTCCAGAGTTTGCTAAGAAGAAAACAGATAAGGCAGCCCTTACTACTCAATCTATATTAAGCACTGCCAGAGCTAATGGTGTAACCTTAAATCAAACTCAACTTGACTCTTTCTCTAAGATGATTCAAGATGGTACAGATGTAAAGATTATAGATAACGAAATTCGCAACATTGCCGGACTTGGTATGCCAGACAAAGTAGTAAAGTTACTTGGTCAAGGTATAGATTTAGATACTATTTACTCACCTTATAGAAACCTTATGGCATCTGTACTAGAACTAAATCCAGAATCAATTGACCTAAAAGATCCAACACTAAGATCTGCTATTGGCTCAGATAAGGAAATGCCTATCTATGACTTTGAGAAAAATCTACGTAAAGATTTTCGCTGGCAATATACAGACAACGCAAAGAGGGATGTTTCTAATGTCGCACTTAAGGTCCTTAGGGACTTTGGATTTCAGGCTTAACTATGGCTATTAATTCAGAAGCTAAAAGAGAAGCTGCTGCGGCAGCAAGGGCAAGTAAACCCGCTACTGTAGATACATCTAAAACTACACCTACACCTAAGCCTAAACCCGAACCTAAACCTAAACCTAAACCTGCACCTAAAGCTCCTGTCCCTCCTAAGACAGATGCCACAGTAGTTCCTCCTGGTCCTACTGCTGAAGAGATAGCAGCAAATGAACGAGCATTACTGGCACAACAAGATGCTGCTGCTGAAGCAGAAAAGAAACGTAGAGCAGGACAATCCGCCTATGATGTACTATTAGCAGAGTTTAATAGATATGGCTTAGGTACTTTATTGGATGATGTTAAGAATCTAATAGTAACAGGTGCTGATGAGGCATCATTAACATTGGCTTTACGTCAAACTAAGGCATACCAAAATCGTTTCGCTGCTAATCAAGATCGTACTAAAAATGGATTAAGAGCGTTATCAGAGGCTGAGTATATAACTCTGGAAGATCAATATCAGAATGTTATGCGTAACTATGGATTACCTGCAACCTATTACACTAAGGATGCTACTGGTAAGCAGGCAGGATTTGAGAAGTTCATAGCAGGAGATGTATCTGCTACCGAACTAGAAGACCGTATCTCTATTGCACAAAAGAGAGTTCTTGATGCACCACCACAGGTTAAGGATGCGTTAAAACAATTCTATCCTGATATAAAGGATGCAGATATCCTTGCGTATACACTTGATCCAACAAGAGGATTAGCAGATATTCAGAAGAAGGTATTAGCTGCTGAGATTGGTGGAGCAGCAATGGGTCAAGGTCTAGGCACTAGTGCTAGTAGGGCAGAAGAACTTGCTCGCTTTGGTGTGACTGCTGAAGCAGCACGTCAAGGTTTCCAGACTGTTGCAGAGGTAGCACCTCGTGGTTCACAGTTAGCAGCGATCTACGGACAAGATGCTTATGGTCAAGCAGAGGCAGAGCAAGAAGTATTTGGTTTAACTGGTAGTGCAGCAGCAGGACAACGCCGCAAGAAACTATCAGAACTTGAGAGGTCTGCATTTAGCGGACAAGCAGGAACCACAGCAGGAGCACTTAGCCGAGATAGAGCTGGTTCCTTTTAACTAAGCCTGCCATTAGAACCACCGGCCTAATGGAGAGATAACAATACCGGTAGTAGAAGCCATACAGGTATCCCCGAACTGTATGAGGTCTGCGTAACTACAACGAATGGGAGATGGACTATGTCCAACTACGACTACGAGGATGATGACGATACAGATACAACAACTGAATCGTTAAGTAATGATCTCGTAAAACAACTACGCAAAGCTAATAAGCAAAAAGATAAAGAGTTGGCAGATTTAAAATCCAACTTTGAATCTTTAAATAAAGCGCAGAGAGAACGAGCAATCAAAGATGCCCTCGCAGCTCGCGGGGTAAATCAGAAGATCTCTTCATTTATCCCACAGGATATAGACCCAACTGAGGAGTCTGTATCAAAATGGTTAGAAGCAAACGCAGATGTGTTTGGTCTTCAAACCGAAAGTTCCCAACAACCGAATGTAGATCCTGCTCAAGCGGCAGCCTATAGGAAGATGAGCGCAGCAACTGAATCTGGTATCACACCAGATCGCAGTGTTGATGTTTATCAAAAACTTATGAAGGCTAATAGTCGCGAAGAGTTAGATCAAGTAATTCGGGAATCGGGAATCTAACTTCCTACTAATGAAAGGCAATACCTAAATGGCACTACCTACAGGTGCGTTTACTGGTACTTCTGACATTAGCAATTTAGTCAAAGCAGCATACGATCAGTATGTAAGAATGGCACTTCGTTCCATTCCTGTAATGCGCTCAATTGCAGATGTTAAGCCAGTTCAACAGGCAATGCCAGGATCATCAGTTGTATTCTCAATTTATTCAGATCTAGCAGCAGCTACTTCTACACTGACAGAAACAACCGACGTTTCCTCAATTGCTCTTGGTAACCCATCACAGGTTACTGTAACGCTTAACGAGTACGGCTCAGCCGTAACAACAACTAAGAAGTTAAACCTAACTTCTTTCAACGATGTAGATGCAGCTCTTGCTGACATCATTGCATACAACGCTGCAGATTCTATTGACTCTGTAGTTGCCGCAGTTCTAACTGGTGGAACCAACGTAATCTACGGTGGAAACGCTACTACAACAAACACAATTGATTCAGCAGATATTATTTCTGTTGCTGACATTCGTGCTGCTGTAACAGAACTACGCACCAACAAGGCTCTGCCTCGTATCGGTGAGTTGTACGCAGCATACCTACACCCACGTCAATCTGCTGACCTACGTTCAGAGTCAGGTACAGGCGGATTCCAGGATATTGTTAAGTACACAGACAATGTGTCAAAGACAATCCTTCCAGGAGCAGTCGGTGTAATTGAGGGTGCTTTCGTAATTGAAACACCTCGTGTTCCTTTCGCAGCGAACACAGCATCACCAGCAGTCAACGTCTACAAGGCAGTTGTAGCTGGTCGCGAAGCTCTAGCAGAAGCTATGGGCCAAGATATCAATACAGTAATCGGACCAGAGATTGATGCTCTGCGCCGCTTCCGTACAATCGGTTGGTACTACTTCGGTGGATTCGCAAGACTCCGCGAAGCAGCTCTATACCGTATTGAGTCTGCAGCAACAAACGGCTAATAATTCCGTTAGGTGGGGGGCGGGTCAAACCGCCTTCCATCACTAGAGAGGAAACCAGTGACTTATCATTTACAAACACCTTGGGAAAACCAGACTTGGATAGTAGATCCAGCATCTGACTATGCTCGTTTAGCAGGTAGACCCTTAGCAGGTGGAAGTCCTACTGGTTC